GCGTGGCTGTTATCAAAATCGGTGCTGGTTCTGAAATAGAAATGAAAGAGAAGAAAGATCGACTTGATGATGCATTGAATGCAACAAAAGCGGCAGTGCAAGAAGGCATCATACCTGGCGGCGGCAGTACATTAGCAAAATATGTTAATGAGAACCGAACTATTGTAACAGAAAATGATGATCAGGATGCAGGCGTTGACATTATTCGTAAAGCTGTATTATCACCGTTTAACACAATAATTGAAAATGCAGGATTGATTCCAGGAGTAATACGCGATAGAATTGAATTTGCAGAAAATCTACAAAACCAGAAGATGCTTAATATCGGATTCAATGCTCGTACAGGAGTCATTGTTGATATGTTGGCAGAAGGAATTGTTGATCCAGTTAAAGTTACTAGAATAGCATTAGAAACAGCAGCGTCAGTTGCCGGAACAATGTTAACAACAGAATGTGTAATAGTTGAAATACCAACCGAGAATGACAAAGCCAGCAACAATTTTTGATCATCTAGCTAACATCACTGTCAAGAAAACTCCATGGGAATCATTGACAGAGGCAGACCAAAAATCATTTAGTCCATATCTGATCAATCGATGGTTATCCATGAATCCGGACTTTATTGAGATAGTTGACATGTTTCAACAATATACAATAGGACCGTTAGATGTTAAACATGTATATCAACTATACTATGATTTTCTTCCTAAACAAAAGTCATTTGCAAAATATATTAAAGGTAAAAAGACTAATGAATACAACAAGGAACTAGTTGAATTTATTGCTGACCATTACATGATATCACGTCGCGAATCAAGACAGTGTATTGATTTTTGGAAGGAAAATGATTTGCCAGCATTAGCTAATATTCTTAAAAAATATGGCAAGTCTGATTTAGAAATTAAAAAAATAATAAAATAATAACATGATGACAATAAAAGATACTCATGGCCGCGAGGAAGAAAAGCCAAAATTTAAAGCTCGAATGTCCGAACGCGATTCTGAAACATCGGCGACGGCCTATTGTGAAAAGCAATATCCAGAAATGTGTCTGGAATTTAAACGTATACAAAAAGAACAATATCAATTGTTTTGTGCAAAGCAACGTAATTACGGTCCATCAAACATAACAGTTGGAACAAATTTAGAAACACCTGATGACGTCAAACTATCACTTACTGGATTATGGTTTCGTGTCAATGACAAAATTCAACGACTAAAACAACTTGTGATAATGAGCCAGCCAGATGAGGTAGGAGAATCTATAGAAGATACATACTCTGATTTATCAATATATGGCATTATCTCATTACTAGTTAGTAGAAAAAAATGGGGTAAATAATTTGGTACTTTGAAAATTTATTTTTATATTTAAGTATGCATAAGTTAATAAAATTCAATATCAGAGAACCAAAGTCTGGAGAAAAAAAAATATCCTATTCGCAATTTGCGATGTATGAAAAATGTCCTAAATCATGGGAATTGTCATATATTCAAGGCATTAGACAATTTTCTCAAAACATTAACACTTTGTTTGGCACATCATTTCATGAAACGTTGCAACATTATTTAACGGTGATGTATTCAGAAAGCATTAAAAAGGCCGATGAAATTGATCTAGATGCATTTTTAATGGAACGAATGCAGACATTGTATAAAGCAGCTGTTGAGTCAATGGGCGAGCATTTTTCTAATAAATTTGAAATGATCGAGTATTATGAGGATGGCATGAATATTCTTAATTATATTAAACGACATCGCGGTAGATATTTTTCACCAAAACATGAAGAGTTAATTGGAATTGAGATTCCTATTTATCATCCAGTAAATGACAGTACACCAGTGTTCATGTTAGGATATTTAGACATTGTGATACGAGATAAACGTACGGATCGTAAAAAGATAATTGACATCAAAACTAGCAATCAAGGTTGGAACAAATATCAAAAAGCTGATAAAATCAAGGCATCGCAATTAGTATTGTATAAAGAATATTATGCAAAACAATTTGGATGGGATCCAGAAAAAATTGATATTGTATACATGATAGTTAAACGTAAATTGATTGAAGGTGCAATGTTTCCACAAAAGCGCGTACAAGAATTCATTCCGGCCAGCGGTAAACCTACAAGAAACAAATTGAATGAATCAATAAACAGTTTTGTCAAGACATCATTTAATAATGATGGTACATATAATGAACAAAGAGAATATCTAGCTATAGCTGGTAAAGCAAAGAAGAATTGCAAGTATTGTGATTTTGCAAAAAATGAAGATTTATGTCCATCATCTAAACGAATTTGTCAATGAGGATTGCAATCATCGGAAGTCGTATATATGAAAATACACGTAAAATAAAAACGTTGTTGGTAGATCTTAAAAATCGATTTGGTAATGAATTGGTAATTATATCCGCCGGGAATCCGGATGGGGCTGATAGATATATTAAAAAATTTTCAATTGAATTTGAAATTAAGTATAAAGAATATAACCCAGCACATACACCAAAAAATTTATATAGCGCAATGTCAGAACATTATTACGCTAAACCATATCATGTATCACAATTTCATCATCGTAATAATTTGATTGCAAAAAATTGTGACATGATGATTGCACTGATTCCAAAAGGAGACACATCAAAAGGCCCGGACAGTGCAATTCAGTCGGCTCAAAAACATAATAAAAAAGTAGTTATACTAACTTAATACATATTTATATAAAAGTTATAAGGAATAAAATGCAAACAATACAGTTACCAAAACTTCGTAAAATCGATCCGAACAAACCTAAGAAAAAGAAAATATTATTGTTATCAGATGATATGCGAATGCATTCTGGCATTGCTACAATGTCTCGTGAATTTGTTATAGGAACATCGCATATGTATGACTGGGTACAACTCGGTGCTGCAATTAAACATCCGGAAGAAGGAAAGATATTTGACTTATCTGATGAGGTAAATTTACAAGCTGGCATTGATGATGCATCAGTTAAAATTTATGCCTGTTCCGGTTACGGAAATCCTCAGCTGTTACAACAAATATTAAACATCGAAAACCCAGATGCAATACTACATTTTACAGATCCTCGATTTTGGATTTGGTTATATGAAATGGAAAATATCATACGACAACATGTTCCAATCATGTATTATAACATATGGGATGACTTGCCATATCCAATGTGGAACGAATCATATTATGAGTCATGTGATTTGATCATGAACATTTCTAGACAAACTCAAAACATAGTTAATAATGTGTTACAAAAGTATCCTAAACCAGAATGGGCAGTGCAATGGGTACCTCATGGAGTCAATTCAAAAAGATTCTTTCCTATAACTAGAACACATACAGACTGGCCGGAATATGATGCCTTTGTTAACAATTTTAATAATGGAACGCGTCCAGAATTTATCATATTTTGGAACAATCGAAACATAAGACGAAAACAACCAGGAGATGTGATATTAGCATATAAACATTTCTGTGATCAACTATCACCAGAACAAGCAAGTAAATGCATGTTGTTAATGCATACTCAACCAGTGGATGAAAATGGAACAGACTTGTTTGCAGTCAAGGAAATGGTTTGTCCTAATTATCCAATCATGTTTAGTACAGCAGCTGTTGACACCAAAATATTAAATTTTTACTATAACATGTCTGATGTAACAATTAACATTGCATCTAACGAAGGGTTTGGCATTTCATGGTGCGAATCATTGCATGCTGGCACACCTATTATCAATAATGTGACAGGTGGATTACAAGATGGTTGTAGATTCCAGGATGCCAATGGCAAGTGGATTGAATTTACTACTAATTTTCCAACAAATCACGCCGGAACATATACTGATCACGCCCCATGGGCAATACCTGTATTTCCTTCTAATCGTTCATTACAAGGGTCTCCGTTAACACCTTATATATTTGATGATCGTGTTGACTTCAAAGAAGTTGGCCTTGCAATTCATTCATGGTATATACAAAATAAAAAAGAGCGTGATGAAAAAGGAATGTTAGGCCATGCATGGATTAATGGTGATGAATCTAACATGTCAGCCGCGCAAATGTCTGTACGATTCATTGAATGTATCAATGAATGTTTAGATAAATGGACACCCCGAGAAAAATTTTCGTTATATAAAATTGAACATAAACAAAAAGTTGAAACAGCAGGAATATTATGAAACCATTTATAGTTGTACAAGGCCCGGTTGCTACCCGATCCGGATATGGAAACCATACTAGAGACCTAGTATTAAGTTTACTTAAATCAGGTAAATATGATATACAAATCATATCACTCCCATGGGGTAACACTCCAGCAACTGCATTAGATCCAACTAATCCAGAACATGTCATGATTTCAAAGCAAATAGTTACAGATAAAATCACACGTCAACCAGATGTATTCATACAGGTATCAGTTCCTAATGAATTTCAACCATATGGTAAATACAACATTGGCGTGACTGCAGGAATTGAAACAACTCAAGTTCCGGTGGAATTTATTGAAGGATGTAATCGGATGGATCTGATCATAACAACATCAGACCACTCTAAAAAAGGATTTACTGAATGTTCATATGACAAAGTAGATCAGACTACAAAACAAGTGATAGAAAGATTGCAAATACAAAAACCAGTTGAAATATTATTTGAAGGATTGGATACAAACATCTATAAACGAACATCTGTAATTCATGAATCTGTTAACAAACAGTTATCTCAAATAAAAGAAAACTTTGCATTTTTATTTGTTGGACATTGGTTACGTGGCGATCTTAGTCATGACAGAAAAGATGTTGGTATGTTGATTAAAACATTTGCAGAAGCATTTAAAAACAAAGCAAGCCATAACAAGCCAGCGTTAGTACTTAAAACAACTCATTCAGGGTTTTCAATTATTGATAGAGATCTGATATGTAAAAAAATACAAATTTTATTGCAACCATATGGTATCAAATCG